AATTTCAGTACCTTTACCACCTTCACGGCGAGGTAACCAAAAATCTTCAAGCATAGACATGTGTTTACGGTCATCACGGAGTTCACCAGTTGATGCATCGTAAACCATTTTGTTTTTATACTTAATCATAATGTCACGCAGATATTGTTCTGCCTTACCTTTAGGTAAGTTACCAACATCGATGTAGAAAATACGGCGTTCTGGCGCTCTTGATATGCGATAGATAACAACCGCATCCTCAATCATACGCAACTGATTAAGTGGTTTAATTGCTTTATGTAAATATGAAATGACGAATGTATTTTTAGCATCCATCAAACCAGAGTTCACATTAATAACGGAATCTGGTGCAATTCTTAAACCAGAATTGACCTGTGCAGTATAAGTTTGAGTTGTTGTACCTTTATCTTGGTAAACATAATACTCTGCAATAGACTGAATGATATTAGCACCAGTCTTTGGATCTCGACCTTTTAAAATCTCACGCACTTTACGAATCTTGCGTGGGTCGATATATCGTAGTTCTTGGATACCTTCTTTAGGTTTCTTCTCATCAACTACGACATGGTAATAAATTCTGCCGTCAATGTACCATCTTTTAAATAGGTCATCGGCAAGGTTATTAAAATTCAACATCTTTAAAATGTTGTTGAATTCTTCTGCAATTTTCTTCTTAACTGCATCAGGTTGTTTTAGATTATCTAATATGATATCTACTGTGCGACCTGTTACATCATGTGTGATTGCTTCATTAACAATGTCATCAATCGCCATCTCCAATTCGGAATGGTTTGACATTTCACGGTAACGAGTAATCAGTTCTAGTTCATTACGAACAGAACCTTCTAAATCTACATATGTACCATAATGAGCATTTTGCGTGATGGTAACTGCACCATCATCATTTGCTTCTGTTGGAAGTGCAAAAGATGGTTGCTCAGGTTTTTGTTCCTGAACAATATCTTTTGAACCTAGGGTAAAGCCAAAGAGTTTAATAGCCATTAAAAATCATCCTAAAAAAGTGAGAAAGGCCGAAGCCTTTCTCTTTACACAACACCGTCTGCAATAGATTCCCACCATTGATAGGTGAGAGTTACAGAGAACTCCTCAATAGTATCGTTTGAACCCCAATCAACATCGATTGGAGTAAGGTCAGTAGGGAACAAACCAACAAACTTATATTTTTTAAGTGTGTTACCTGTTTTACCAAACTGTGTTACATCTCCATCAACTGTGTAACCTAAAGGTGCAAGTGCGATTGGATTACGAATATTAAGGTTATGTGAATTAATTCCGTTCATCCAACGCTCGAAAGCATTGCGAACAACAAAATCTTCATCGTTAATAATTGTAATTGTCCAATCTGCAAATGTTCTGTTACCTGCAAACTTGAGTTCACGCCCAAAATATTGAACAGGTACTACACCAATTGTTGCACCTGGTAATTGAGCGGTTTTACACATGAATGTAAGTTTTGACTGTGCATTTCCTGGCGCAGAGAACGCAGGAAATGGCATAGAAACTTCAAACAGATTTGGACGGGCACCGTCCCCTGTTAGTTGACTTCTAAATTCGTTTACATTAAATGCCATTTGTTTTCTCCTGTTTCTCTATTTATTAGAACTTCCCAACGACTTCATCGAATGATACGCCTGTGCGTACCGCAACGAAGTTAAGTTGGATAAAGTTGATTGAGCGTGCAGGCTTAATATAGATATCACCAACAAATTCATTGCGGTCAATAACTTCACCAGTATTATTGGATTCGTCACAGACAACACGGAAGTCGGCAATACCACGGCGACCTTGAACATCACGCAAGAATGGTTCTACTAATGAAACAAACTGCGCTCTTGTAAACTGGTCATTAAATTCAAACAATGATGTGCGAGCAGCACGAGCAATTGCTTTCTCTAAAACAATAAACAGACGGCGAACATTGATACGGTCAAATGCACTTGGTTTTGCCAACAATGTTTTATCACCGAATAGAACTGTACCTTCACCTTGGAAGCTTACAACAGGATTAATACCTTTTTGATACAAAGTATCACGCTCTGTTTGAGTTGGATTATATCCCAACTTAATAACATTCTTAATAACACCACGATTCAAACCACCTGGTGAATACCATGGATCTCTTTCTTGGTCGGTTCTTGCACATAGACCTGCAATGTCACCATTCAACGGGATCCAACGATATACATCATTGTATTTGTCGTATTGATATTTCCAGTTATTATCCAAAACGGCATATGATGAACTTGTTAATGTATTGCGATATGTTGTGATATCTGATGTTTCATCACCCGCATTATCAACACAATTTGATTTTGGTGGTGATAAGAACACAACCACATCTTTGCGTGATTCTGCCATTGATGTTAAGTTACTTACAACTGCTGTATCGGCAGGACCAGAAACAACTAATGAAATATCTACTGATTCTGCATTATCGAATAAATCATATGCAGTTGCCACATTGGCAGAAGAAATAGTACCATCAACACCACCAGATAACTCTACTGTTGTTGCGGCTGCAAGTAAATCAAAGTTAGTATTTGCTGCGGTACTACCCCAATCAGCACCTAATGCTGGGTGTGATAACCAGTGAATATACTTAGAACGATTAGTAATCACATTTTTATAATAATTTGTGTTACCTGAATCGTCTTTAGCATCTACTGCTTTTGATGCAAATGGGAATTTTTCTAAAATGGTACCTTTTGTACCAGTGAATCTGCCATCTTCGTCAACAACTAAAATATGAACTTCGTCATTAGCACCTGCTTGAGCAGAAACATATGTAGAAGTACCTGGCGCAGATTGAAACTGTGCTTGTGCATTAACAGTAGAACCGTTAGTTAATGTAATTGACCAACCTGAATATGTGTTAGCGTCACACATAGTTACTTTAAGTGAGTTACCTAAAGTACCTGGATAACGAGCGGCAAAATGACCATAAGTGTTTGCACCGCCAGAGAAGCTAGATTCATAAACTGCATCGTTTCTAATTAAAACGGGTGCAAGTGAATTGCCTGTTGCGTTTCTTGTTGTTGCAATATTAACTGCACGAACAACTTTAAGATTGTTTGAGTATGCTAGGAAGTTTGCTGCTGAGAACCAGTATTCATAATTATTGGAATCGGGTTTACCAAATCTGTCAACAAGGCGAACCTCGTCTGAGATAGTAATGATTTCACTTGCTGGACCCCAAGCAAACGGCCCCGCAAATGCGCCAATTGAAGTGGCGACTGATGGAACAATTGTAGTCAGGTCGATTTCTGATACATTTATTCCTGGTGAGAGCTGAAATGCCATGGATTTCTCCTTTTGTTTATAGGATCGAATTCTTTATTTTGTATTTAGTTTTTTATAAGCTTGAGGTTAGATAACCTCTTTCTGTCCAAACATCACCATTATCTACAATAACTTCTTCTCGGCGACCATCGTCAATAATACCTACTGGTACTAAATCCTCATCTCCAAGCATGTCTTGTTCTTCTAAAAGAACCTTACGGATATCTATGTTTGTTGAATCTTTGAAGTATGACTGAGCAGTTAACCATGAAAAAAGAACCAATCCCATCACTAAGTCATCATTATTTCCTTCTTCTGCCTGATAAGAATCTCTTACCCTAACAAAAGTATTCATTTCGGCAATAGTATCAAAGTCATTAACAATTAACTTGTCACTCTCAATAAGAGTTTTCAAGTTAGCGCAACCAATTTTCTTAACTGATTTTGTTGTTTTGACACCGAAACTTGTAGACCTTTTGAATCCTGATGATATCGATTGTCCTTTTATATGGTGGTGTTCCAACTTATAAATGTTCTCATATTCTAAATCATAGTGTAAAATGTCAACTACTTGTTGACCAATGTTGTTTGTCTCAATTAAGACAAAGGCTTCATTGTATTTCTTTGCCAACGAGTAAATGATGGTTGGGAAAAACAATAAAGGTAACTTGTTGTTTCTATATTTAGCGACTTGTTTATATGGTACTTCCGAAACATCAACAACATTAATTGTTGAATGGTCTTGGCCAACACCTTCTGCACAATCTACTGTGGCAATATACAGACGACCAGGTACTGGTTTTTGATATATCGCCAATCCTTCTTCCGATTCAATAGGGTCATAAAATGCCAGTGACCTCAATTTTGAACCAGAGATAAGTGTGGCGGATGAACCAATAAACTCAGTCTCAAACTCTTGCCTAAACTGTTCTTCGGATGTATTCCGAATTGTTTCATTTCGCCATGCTTGGTCTCTACCTGGTACTTGTGACCAATGAACTTCTAAAGGTTTGTAAGTAGAACGACCTTCTGTTGCATCGACCCACATCTTGTAGAAGTGGTTTAGACCAAACGGAGTCGATACGATAATAACTTTTGTAGTCTTACCAGATGAGATAACTGGATAAGTGGAGGTGAAGAAATCATCTGCCATGTTCTTAGGAACGAAAGCAAATTCATCTAAAAAAATTAAGTTGTAAGAACCACCACGAACACCTGCAGCTGATGTTGCATATGCCGCAATTTTCGATTTATTCTCTAACTCAATATTACCTTTATTCCAAGTAATAATGCCTTGTTGTAACCATAGTGGTAAATACTCATAGGCATATTGAATTCTACTTAAAATGTCTCGAGCAAGAGAACCTTTGTTAGCGAGAATCGCAATACTGTAATCTGCTTGGAATAAAACTGACCAAAGCATATAACCAACAGTCGTAGTTGTTTTACCAACCTGACGGGGCATCTTTGCAATGCAGAATCTATTTTGGTGAAATGTTCTGACCATGTCCTCTTGGAACGGCCACATTTCAAATGGGATAAGACCTCTATCCACATTGACAATCTTTACATAATTTTTAATGAAATAGACCGGATCTTCGGAACATTTAATTATTTCTTTGACCTGCTCTTCGGTGTAAGATAATTCTACACCAACTCTTTTCAGTCTATCATTACCAAGGTATCCATCAGACATTTTATTTAATAAAACTTCTTAACATCCAACCGTGTTTTTGGTGTTGGTCTAAAATATCTTGTAGAAAATTGCCTACTGCTGGCTCATTTGCTTGGTCAGCTGCAGCAATACCGGCACGCAAATGCATCATGTATCTTTCATTGTCAGTTTTTAAATCTGCAATCATTGCTAGTGCGGTTGGAATAGAATCTTTTTCTTCAATGTCAGATAGTTCCAACATTCTACTTAAAGCTACCGGTGCATATGAATCTAAAGCACGAATGTGTTCGGCAATTGTATCGACATTGCCATATACTGATTCATAGAAGTTTCCTAAAAACTCATGGTATTGTGCGAAGTCTGGACCCTCAACATTCCAATGATATGAGTGTGCTTTAAAATACAACCCAAAAGTTGTACCTAAAATTGTTTTCATTTGTTCGATTAATGTTTCCATAGTATCCTATTTATTTGTTTTCAGTAGTTTGACTAGTTCAGCGGTCGAACCCACAAAAACTGCTTTATCGACATTAATGTTTTTAGAACCAGACGATTCTTGTGGCGATAAGTCTCTTTTGCGTTTTTGAATTTCTAGCAGGTCTTTATTTAGGTCTGCCAAATTTTTGATTAGACCTGCGGCAACTTCATAGGCTCGAGGATGTTCTGATGCTTTGGCCACATTTAATAAATCTGACATAGCTTCATTACCCTTCTCAATCAAGTTTCGAATATTACCTCTTGCAAATTCGGCATCATCTTCAATTGGAGTTTTAACTTCAACAATTTCAGTTTTATGTTCTGTAAAATCGATAGGTTCTACATCGAGAACTTCTGATAATTTTTCGTTTAAATTTTTCATGTATTTGGCCATTCAATAATGGTTTCTGAAAAACCATATGCATCATCTGGATCCGCATTTACTGGATTTGCTTGTGTTATAATTACAAGAGATTTTACAGGGCTTTCATCTAATGCGGTAACTCTATATTTTGCATTAGTATATTCACCTTTAACAATATCTCCAACTTCTAATAATTCGTTCAATTCTCCAACAATAAGAACACCTGTTGAATTGTTACTAAAATAAATTACGCTTCCCGTTTTATTAGAATTGGTTACACGAATGGATTCTGAAGTGGCAAATACATTACTTCCATTTGCATAATCAACAGTTACTTTTTGAGCAAGTTTATCTTGTGTATCAATATACATGTTAGATAACACTCTACC